AACGGCATTAAAGACTTAAAAACCGAAGACCTCAAATTTGCTGCTGGTTGGCTTAAAAATAATATGTGGGGTATAACCCTTGATGAAGTGCTTAAAGCGTCAGAGATGGCTTTAAAAGGGTATATAACGTTAAAGAACGAACTGTTTGGAACTGTATCACCAAAGTATTTAGCTGAATTGATACAAAAATACAAGTTTTACAAGTCAGAAAAGGAAAAATTTATTACACCTGCTTTGCCTGAAAAGACAATAACGGAAACAGAGAAAACATCAATTATTAGAAACAACTTAATAACAACATTTGAAAAATATAAGGAAACTAGGGTGATGCCATTAGCAGCCTATGATGTATTATTTGGCTTTTGCTGGCACAAAGTTACTAAATATCCTGAAGAAATAGTGAACAAAATAAAATCTGAGGCCGAAGATTATTACAAACAGGACTATGAACTAGAGAAGACAAAAGTTATCAACGTATTAGAATTGAGGTTGCTTATCGACAAGTTCAAAGATATCAACACAAAGCACGTTTTCAAATCAAAGTGTAAAGAATTATATTTGAAAAGATATTTTGATGACCTGATAGATATGAATGAACACATAAAAGATTATATATGAAAACACAAGATCAAGTATTTAAAGTGCTGATGAAAAGAGCAGAGGCACGAGATAATGACAACTACCTGATATGGTTGGTATGGCAGAACTTTTATAAGGTATCAATGGCTAATATGATGACGTTTAGAGAGGACTTCATAAATAATAAGATACCAAGTGCAGATTCAATAACGAGATACAGGAGAAAGATTCAGGAGGAACATATTGAGTTGAGGGGTAAGAAATATGATGAAAGGCAGAACAAGACAAAGAAAGTTAAAACAGAATTAGGATATGAGAATTAGGATAACAGAAGAAATGAAAAAACAGGCATCAGTTGAAGCTGATAAAAGAGATGCCTATATAAAACATCATTTTGAAGTTGGTCATATGACAAAAGAAGAACGGGATAAAATTGGCTTTATAGGTGAATTTGCTGCCTGTAGTTTATTTGGTATAGATTGGAAAAATAATATAAGAGATAATTATTATACTATTGATAATTGTGATTTAATAATACATGGTAACAAGACTGATGTAAAAACCGAAACAGTACCATTGAAATATGCTAAGAAGATCATTAATGGAACAATAAAAGATGATGAAGTATATGGCAGGCGATTAATACATGAAAACCAATATAAATTATTAAAGAAATATGATTTAATATTGTTTGGTTTATTTATACGTAATGAATTAGATTATTTTTATTTTATTGGATATCTGGAAACGGAAGAAATATTAGATAATTACAGACCAACAATAAAAAGACCTGATGGTGGTCAATATCCTTTTTCAGCTTGCCCTATACCGACATCAGAATTAAAGCCAATTAAATATCTATTAAAAACACAAATGGAACTATTTTAAAATTACAACTATGAAAGAAGTAAAATTAAGGCATCCAAGAAGATACATCTTACATAATGGCAAAGCGGAGTTTGTTGAAACGTGCCAGATAACAAATAAGGAATATAAGGTGGTAGTTCCTTTTGAAGATTTCAGGCGATGGAAAGAGAATAAAGAGCTGGCGCATAAAGTATTTGATTACCTTAATGCCGATGAAAGAGAATTTATTATAAGTGGCTTTACGCCAGAAGAATTTAAACATATAACATCATGAAAGAAAGAGAACTATTTGCAGCACTAGCCATGCAAGAACTACTGAGATGGGAACTTGCAGACAATAAAGAAAATAAAATAAATATCGTAGCTTTGTCGAAGAACGCCTACCTCATGGCTGATGAGATGATAAAGGTGGGTGATAGAATTAATGCATTACCTGAAGACATTGAAAATATAGCATAATGGCAACGAGAGTATTATACAACCTAAAAAGAAGAAAAGACCTTATTGATGATGGGTACTTTGAAGTAAAAAAGCAGGCAGCGAATATAACTGATCTGATGCTGGCACGATTATATAAAGACCCCACAATGACAACGGATAGATTCTTTAAAAGCGTAATATCACATAACAACGACTTCAATATTGAGGAAGATGTTATATGGTTTTATACAACGGAATTTAAGCCTGCAATGATAGATCACGATTTTTAAACTAAAAACAAAAACGAAATGAACAAAGTAATATTATGTGGTAACTTAGGCGCAGATGCTGAAGTTATTGGCAATGCCCTGAAATTATCAGTAGCAACAACATCAAACATCAAAAAAGGCGATGCATGGGAACAGAAGACAGAGTGGCACAATGTAGTAATAACAAAAAGGAATGATTGGCTGGAAGAACACCTCACCAAAGGATCAAAGGTTCTTATCGATGGCAAGATAACATATTCAAATAAAGATGGTAAATACTACACCAATATCATCGGCAACGTAACTGTGTTGAGCAGGGAAGAAAAGAAAGTAAAAGAAACACAAGCAGACTTTGTTGATAATGACAACCTCCCGTTCTAACGAATATGATCTACAGAGAGCAGTATGTAAGTACCTGAAGTATAAATACCCTGAAGTATTATTCAGGTCTGATTTAGGAGGTATCAGGATGACGAAAGGGCAGGCCATTAAATACTCAAGGTTGCAACATAGTAGTGGCTTCCCTGACCTCATAATATACTATCAATCAAAGGGCAAATGTGGTCTGGCGATAGAGTTAAAGACAAAGCCCGTATATAAGATCAATGGTGAATTATATAAAGATACTCACCTAGAAAAGCAGTCAAGAATATTAGAATATCTCAGAGAGCAGAACTTTGAAGCAGACTTTTGCGTAGGAATAGACCAAGCTATTGAAAAAATTGATAACTACCTATGCTGAATCATAAGACAATATCCCAGATGTATGTCAAAGCTTATAAGGTCTTCCTTGTATGGCTTAAAGAAAAGAAGAAGTTCGATTATGAATTTGATATCGAATACATAAACAGTTTAAATGGATCATACCTAAAGTATCATATGAGAGATTTGTATGACTTCTTTGATGATAATGATATAAACATCGAAGTGTATAAAGAGCATGTGATGGGTGATAAATATTCTGTCAGGTGGTGCTTCGACTGTGGCCTGATAGTGAGTAAGGGATATGAAACGAGGTTGTATGCTGAGTGGGCAGCCTTTAAGACAGGGTTTAAAGAATTAGAGAAGAGGCTATGATATCACCATATGTATATGTTGGTTTAGTAAGTAAAGACAGTAAGGTATATAATGAGAAGAAGCTGATGGGGTCGCTGGTAACAATAACGGCTAAGATATTTGAGATAAAAGAGAGTGAGGTGATGTCAAGTAAAAGGACAAGGCTATATGTTCAGGCAAGGACAGTAATAGCGCACATATTAAGACATAAATACAAGCTGCCTTTTAAGAGCATAGGGCTGGCAATGGGTAAGGATCACTCAACAGTAATACATATGATCAACAACCATAAGCACGACATAGAATGGTGCGAAGCATATAAAAAGAGATGTACACAAATAGAAAGACTGCATACGTGTTAGAATTTAAAACATATTACTACCCCTTTTCATTCGATGAGCCAGAGTCTATAAAGACAAGAATAGAGATTCATAAAGATGGCAAACATATCGAAACTGAAGATTTTACGTATATTGTAGAGGAAGAAGAACTTGAGGGGTACAAACAATTTAAAACAGAACAAGATGAAAATAATTACTAAAAAAATCGGTGACCTGATTGAAGCCGAATACAATCCAAGACAACTTACGAAAGAGCAGTTTCAACAGATAACAGATAGCATTAAAAGGTTCGGCATCGTAGACCCTATTATAGTAAACAAAAATAAAGAGAGGAAGAACATCATTGTCGGAGGGCATCAGAGGGTAAAGGTGGCAGGGAGTCTGGGCTTCAAAGAAATACCCTGTGTTGAAGTGGACTTAACCCCTGATAAAGAAAGGGAGTTGAATGTCAGGCTTAACAAGAATACAGGTGAGTGGGATTGGGATGAGCTGGCTAATCACTTTGATGTATCAGAGCTTATTGATTGGGGTTTTGATGATAAAGACTTATCTTTCTTTGATTTGGATGGTATGACAGATGATTCTCATAAAAAACTAGAAGATAGTTTTATTATACCTCCTTTTTCAATTTTTGATAGCAAGCAAGGTTATTGGCAAAACAGAAAAAAATGGTGGAATAATTTAATTGGAGATAAGGGTGAAAGTAGAGAGGACAAATTAAGTAACTTAAATAATATGTCAGCTATGTATAGACCTGAAATGGCTACTGTAAGTATTTTAGACCCTGTAATAGCAGAAATAGCCAATAAGTGGTTTGGTTTAGAAAGCTGCAATACATTTGATTGTTTTGCAGGGGATAGTGTTTTTGGATATGTGAGTGATTATTTAGGTAATAAGTTTACAGGCATAGAGTTAAGGCAAGAACAAACAGATTTAAATAACAAAAGGCTAAAAGGAACAGAAAGCAAGTATATTTGTGATGATGGGCAAAATGTATTAAAGCATATAAAAGCAAATACACAAGATTTATTATTTAGTTGTCCTCCTTATTTTGATTTAGAGGTATATAGTACACTAGAAAATGATGCAAGCAATCAAAAAGAATATAAAGATTTTATAAAAATATTAGATAAAGCATTTAGTGATAGTCTTAAATGTTTAAAAAATAACAGATTTGCTTTTATAGTTGTAGGTGATATAAGAAATGAAAATGGCGTATATTATAATTTTCCGAGTGATATTAAAAATATTTTTATTAAAAATGGAATTTTATTATATAATGAAATAATATTAGCAGACCCTTTAGGAACTGCGCCTGCAAGAGCAAGAAAATATATGGGGAATAGAAAAGTAGTAAAAGTACATCAAAATATATTAGTATTTTATAAAGGAGATACTAAAGAAATTAAAAACATATATCCAAAACTAGATTTAATAATAGATGAAAGCCAAGATGTATAATCATAGTGAATGGATAAAAGAAACTAATCCACAAATATTAAAAGAAAACTATACATTAATATTAGAGAAAAGTGGTTTTAATATTATTGATAATATAGAGCATTATTTTAATCCATTTGGCTATACATCATTATTTTTATTATCAGAAAGTCATTTAGCAATACATACTTTTCCTGAAGAACAGAAAACGTATGTTGAGTTAAGCAGTTGTGTAGAAAAGCCATTTATTAAATACAAAGAATTATTAAATAAAAAACATATTTAGTATATGCCTAAACTGTCAAATACTGACATATTAAAAAAGCAGATTATAAAAGCACTTGAGCAGAGTCTTGGAGTAGTGACTGTTGCCTGTAAGAATGTGGGCATAGCAAGACAGACATTTTATGAGTGGTATAAAAACGATGAAGAATTTAAAAAGTCTGTTGATAGCATTGAAGATATTGCCCTTGACTTTGCAGAGAGCCAATTACATAAACAGATTAAAGATGGTAATGTAACGGCAACGATATTTTATTTAAAGACCAAAGGAGTTAAGAGGGGATATGTAGAAAGGCAAGACCACAACATCCACTTACAACCATTTACACATATAGAGATAGAACAGAAATTTGATGAGTACCAAGAAATTAAGCCTGAAGATAACAAACGTCTTCCACCGAAACTTAACGGCAAAGAATGACATCATAGTAAACAGAGGGGGTACAAGGTCAAGTAAGACCTATTCCCTTTGCCAATTGATGTGTTCAAAGCTTATAGGTGAGGAGAACAAAAAGATTATCATAGCCAGAAAGACATTCCCTGCTTTAAGACATTCAGTATATAAAGATATGATTGATATGCTTAAGGAATATAAGATTTATGAACTAGGAACTCATAACAAATCAGAGCATACATTCACTTACCATTTCACCAATAGCCAGATAGTATTTTTAAGTGTTGATGATGCCCATAAAGTCAGGGGGTTAGAGAGCAACTACGTATGGCTTAATGAGGCTGACAGCTTTACCTTTGAGGACTTCAATCAATTGTATATCAGGCTATCAAGGAAGTCTGAAGATGGGCAGGCTAATAAGATGTATCTGGATTTCAACCCCTCTGATATGTATAGCTGGATAAAGATAGAACTTGAGGATAAGGGCAGAGCAGAGGTTATCAAATCAAACTACCTTGACAATTCATTCCTTGACAAAGAAACGATAAGGAGGATAGAATACATGAGGGAGAATGATCCTAACTTCTGGACTATCTTCGGGCTTGGCGAGTGGGGAGAGATTAAAGGATTGATATACAACAATTGGAAGACCACTAAAGAGATGACTGAAAGCTATGATTGGCGGTTCTTTGGATTGGATTTCGGATTTACAAACGATGCATCTGCGCTTATAGAAATAAGGAAATCAGGGCATCATATCTATGTTCAGGAGCATATCTATAAGACAGGACTAACGAACTATGATTTAGCTGATGAGATGATAGCGCAGGGAGTTAGTGATGCAATAATATATGCTGATAGTGCCGAACCTAAGTCTATCGCAGAGATAAATCGTTACGAGGAGGCAAGACTTAACAGGATCAGGTTAGTGCCTACAACAAAGGGCAGGGATTCAGTAAAGCATGGCATCAATCTGGTACAACAGCAGAACCTTTTAATTCATCAGGATAGTCATAACCTAATGAAAGAGATAAGGAACTATAAGTGGCAAGAGAAGAACGGAGAGATGATCAATGCACCCATCAATGCAAAGGGTGATCATGCTCTTGATGCTTTAAGGTATGCCATCACGGGAGCAATAGGAATGAGGAAAACAGTTAGAGCATTTGGATAACTTATTAACATATACAACGTATTAGATATGATGAAAAGTAAACTGTACGCCATATATAAGCTGATATCAGAAACGAGGGAGCATAAATGTACGGGGTGCAATAGGTATAGTGGTCAGGTGCAGTTATCACATAGCCATATCATCAGTAGGGCAAAGAGGCCAGACCTAATTTGTGAATATGACAATATCACTTACCATTGCATGAGCATAGGAGAACACAGAGGATGCCATGATATTTGGGATCATGGAACGGCAGACGAGAAGAAAAAGCTTTTTGACTATGAAAAGAATATGTCGTATATTCGGGCAGTTGATGAAAGCCTATACAACAAACTCAGACTCAAAGAAATTGACAGTTGAATTTCAGTCTATATGCAGGGGATTATTAGAAATACACAAGAGGGGGAACAAAGTGATATATCAATGGATCTGGCGGTGACAGTAGAAACAACAATAGGAACAATAAGATTATTATGAGAGATAAAAATATAATATTTAAAGATTTAGATGAGTGGGATAAGTTCGTAAAGCCCAAATATTCCCATTATGAAGAAATGTATAATAAAATGAAAGATAATGGATGGAAAGAGGGTTGGCTAGGTGCAAAGGAAGAAGTATATAATCCTAAAAACCCACTATATCAAACTGTTAGTGCAGCATCGATAAAATATCATGTTAATGGTCTGAAAAACAGCGTTAAAAAGAGCAGGTATACGGCAACAGAACTATTAAACATGAAATTTCGTTATGATATTTATGACATCAATGACAAAAACCCAAGCATTATTACTACTAATTGGGGTAGGAAGAAACATAAAAAAGAACCATTATTTAAAATAACACCAGAGGTATTGCTTTATCTAATGAAAAGGATGAAAATAAAAGAACAATTATCGTCATGAAAGATGCATTAAGACTTATGTTCACTAAGCTATGGGCGAAGAAAGTTATCCACAAAAACAAAAAGAAATACAATCGTAAACTAAAACATAAAAACAATGGATAAATATGTTTTTGATAATAACAGGGTTCATTACACAAGGATATGTTCAGTAACATATGAAGAATTTAATATCTCTGTTGATGAAAAAGACTTTAAGAGATGGGTTTTAAATGACCCTGATACATACATTGATAGGAATATGGAAAGAGAGGTGTTTCATTATCTTGATTTTTATATCAGAGATACATTTTGTCGGGGGTTTACACCAATAGAAACACTAAAAGAGTTTACAAACCCCTTTCATCCAACGTATGAACAGATAAGAGAATATAAAGAAAGTGTTTTACAATTATGTAATTAAATAAATAACAATGGCAAAGACTAAAAAGACCAAGACTGCACAGGCAGTAGAAGAAATAAAAGAAGACCTTACAACATCATATCATGAGATGTGTTCAGAGTTGGGCAAGAAAGCTACTGAGTTTCAGAGGGCAAGCAAGGTATCAAGTGCAAAGCACCTACGTAATGCTATACGTGCTATCAGGTTCGTCATCGAGGAACTAGAGAAGTAATGCTGGTATTCAGCGCAGGGGAGCATGAGTTTAGTGTTCCTGAAGAATGGACAGAGATAACATTAGAGAAGTATGCCATCTTTATAGATGCAGCCAACGAGTTACAGGCCAAGCTTAAAGAAGATGAGGCCGAAGACATTGGCTTTTATCAGATAGTGCTGGAATACAGAGAGCATTTCAACAAACTGTTTCAGACCTTTACAGGTATAGACCCTAAGATAATTGATAAGATCAAGGCTGATAACATATACACCACGTATATGTATATTATGAACTTCCTCAAAGAGCCTGACTATAATAAGATTGATAGTTTTACTTTTAAGAGAAAGAAATACTACCTCCCAAAATCTAAGGTCGATTACTTTGGTAATGAGATAGAGATGGCAGAGGCATCCTTTGGTGAAGTGGTTGAGGCGATGCAGATACAGGAGATGGATAAAAGCTTTCAGGAGAATAATTTCAAGGTGTTACCGTATCAGATAGCAATGTTATGCAGGCAAAAGGGTGAAGATTATAACGATCAGAAAGTAAAAGAGAGGGCTGAAGTATTCAAGGAACTACCTATGGATGTAGTCTGGCAGATAGCTTTTTTTTTGATAAGACAAAAACTAAAATCTTTGAAACATTTACTGCAATCTTTAGAGGAAGTGAGGGCGGTCAAAACAGACTGAGTAAATATGGGTGGTACAACGTATTATATATGGCATCGGAGGGGGATTTAAAGAAGATGAAAGAACTTGAAAGGATGCCCGTTTATGATGTCATGAACCTCATCAATTACAGAATCGATTATCAAAAAGAACATTTTAAAAAAAACAACGTAAAAAAGTAACATGGCAGATTTTACAGATATCGTAACGGAATTTAGTACGATAGCAGCAGCACAATCAGGAATAAGTAGTTTTAAGTACGGCAACCCTGATGAAATCAACACATCAAGACAAAACACAAAACCATTATTGATACTTCACAAGCAGAGGGGTGTTTCCTTTCCTGACTTCCAAAAGAAACTTAAAACATTTGAGATATCATTTGGCATCTATGATACTTATGTGGAATCACAGAAAGCAACTAAGACATATGCTAATAAGCAGCAAGACCTGATGAACCTTATGGAGCAGTTTCTCAGGGAGTTCAGGAGCAGAAGTTTGGGTGATACTACAGAGGTGACAAGTGTTCAGTCATGGAATATGCCCAGCAATGATCAAGATGTGGTGAATATAGAATTTGTTGAAGTTGTTGGCGTTGATAAATTGGCAGGCGTTGAGGCAACTATTAATTTGTCTGTTTATAGTGATTGTGATACAGGAACATTTAGTTATTAATGGCGAAATTTGAATTAATAAAAGCAGAACTTGATAAGCTGGGTTCTAAGATGTTAAAAGCATTTGCTAATGAATTAATAAATCAAGGCCATAAAGCAACAGGGTCACTTATAAACTCATTCCGTAAAGATATACTATTAAACCCTAGTGGCTTCAGGCTCGTGTTTTGGTGTAATGAATACGGTCTTTTTCTGGAAAAGAAAAGGCAGGCAGGGAAATATGTGCCTATAGCACCTCTCATGAGATGGGTAGCACAGAAAGGTATAGCATCATCAAATAAAGAGGTTCGAAGCATTGCTTTTGCTATATCAAGAGCCATATATTTAGAGGGCATACCTACAACGGGGAGAAGAACACCTAAAGGAAAAGGCTCATTTGCACATTCTAGTGTAGGCAGAAGAACGGCATGGATAAGCCATACGGCAAAGACAAATAAAGATTTAATAAAAACGTCTGTAAGTAAGGCCTTTAAAAATCAGATAAATACATCTATTACAAACTATATCAGAAACACAAATAAAAATCTTGCATAATGGCGATAGCAATACTTTCAAAACCAACAGATGACTCCATTAATTCCGTTTACAGACCTATTGTCTATGAAGTTGAATGCCCTGATACAAGTGGCTCATTGGAATTAGTAAGGTCATCAATAAAACTTTATATCAATGGTTCGGTAGTAAACAATAATAACCCCATCATCCAAGACCCTGACCTTGACCAGACAGGAGGAACGGCAGACCATACACAGTTCACCTTTGATATCTCAGGGGTGGCACGTAATTATATAACGAGTGATTTGCAGGCATTGGGGGGTGAGGGTGACTTAAGTGCTGCCAATAGCATGAAAACCCTTTATATTGTTGTCGGAGGGATATATAAGAATACTGCAACGAATGTTCTTACTGAAGCATCAACGGCAGGCTTTAGTGGTAATGTATGTTATATCTTTAATGGTGTATATCAGCACCAAGATACTCAGGGCTTTAGTGCTTATGAATTGGTATCATCAACGAAGAAGTTCCTCACTAACTTCCCTCGTAGTGGCTCAGAAACAGTAACAAGAGCAAGCAGAATAAAGATTAAGACCGATGAGAGTTATTTACTATCAGCAATAGATACATCTTCAGCCTCAGATACATATATAAGGGTAGATACTTATAACAGTTCTGACAGTTTAATAACAGTATTTAAGATCGATGCCGACCCCAGCTTAGTGAGGCATGACTTAGGAGTTGGGTGTTCAAACTTTGCCAATCTCGTTACGGGTGATATGCATAGCGGTAATACAGGCACGTTGCCAATAATCACTTCATCGGTGGCATATTATAATGTTCATCTCAATGATGCAGCAGCACTAGGCAACATATCAGAGATGATGACCTTTGAGATAGACAGAAAATGCCATGACTATTCAACACGATTCAATTGGCTCAACAGATTAGGGGGTTTCGATAGTTGGACATTCGATGGTGCTTTCAGCAGAGGGCAGAACCAGAGCAAAGCATTATATGAGCAGAACTTAGACTATTCTTTCAACGTGTATGACTCAGAAACGGGTATCAATGCCGTTGAGTCGAAGAACACCTTTAGTGCTTATTCAGGATTACTTAATGGTGATAAGAGGCAATGGCTTGAGGAGTTGTTCACCTCACCTGAAGTATATGTCGTTGAGGGTGGCAATAATGTGCCGATACTGATAACTGACTCTCAGGTTAAGACCATCGATGATGATAAAAACCTGATCCAAGTGAAGATAAATTATACTTATGCATATCAAAATGTTATAAATGTCTAGGATAGAAGTAGAGATAAGGGATTATTATGTTAGTGGTGCTGAGAGAACGGCAGGGCAGCTTGACATAAAAGATAGTGATGAGTTCCCCATGAGCATCAACTACCTTATTGCTGATATAAAGAATTTAAGTATTAGATCAGGGAGTTATACCAAGACGTTCAATGTGCCTGCAACAAAGAATAACAACACCATACTTCACGACATCTGGAATCCTAACACATATGTTGATGATATAAGCAGTTATACGGCAGCAGGCCATAAGATGCTATCACGAAAGCCCTGCATCAT